TATAATGGTTGGTTGACGCCTCATGTTAGATACCATCAACGAAATCCAAAACTGAGTTTGCGTTTGCTGGTGTCTCTGATAAAGTGAATGCGGCAGTTGAACCGTTTGCAGTAAATACGTCTGTAGTGAATGACTTTAGATTCGCTGCAAGTTCATCTGCACCAACTGAACCTGTTGGTGGCTTCATTGTCATAGAACCGATACCTCTATGAACTACATAGATAGAAGCGGTTGACAAGAGAGAACCAGCAAACTTAATAATTCTTGGTTGTTGACTTGCGTTCTCGTGGATTGTAAATGCTACCTCTGGTTCTTGAACCACGTTATCTACAACCACATAAAGGTTTTCGGCATTTGAACCATCAACATCTGTATCCAACGCATATGCGTTTGCGTGTGTCACACCACTAACAGTAATGTTGCCCAAGTCAGAACCAGCGAAATCCTCTTTCTGAAATGCAGCAGATACTCTGTTTGGTGTATTGATACCCATATATGAATCAGACATTATCTACCCCTTATGTGACATCTTGTAGAATTGATGCAACCACATCCACAGTTGCAGCAGAAGCATACACTTGAATTTTGTCATTACCATTTAACACAACCTTTTGTCCTGATACCACTTTAAGTGCTGAACCAACAGGGATAGGTGCATTTTTAATAATATGAAATGTTGCACTAGCACTACTGTCTCTTATGAGAACTGTTACTTGAACAGCAGAAGTTCCTGTGTTTGAAATATCAAGTTCGATAAGAATTGAATTAACGGCAGATGAACCATCATTAGCAGTATATACATCTGTAGGAGAACCACTGTTTGTGGATATACTCGTTGCAAATGCATTCTTAAAATTGTTTGCCATTCTTTTATCTTCCTTTGTTTAATCTATTTATAATGATTACCCTAATGCAACAGCAAGAGCAATACCAAAACCTTCAGTGGCTATTCTACCACCAATTGTAGGAAATGTCAATGTGCCAGTCATTGCTCCACTTCCACTTGAATCTGAAAGCGCACCATTAATACCTACACCAGTATTTAATGATGTAAGTTTTGTTGCTCCATTGAACTGAATATCAACACCTGATGTTGCATCAACCTCAGTTCTATTGTTACTATCAACCTTTAGATTACCAGTTCCATTATGAATAACCTGTGAGTTATTACTATCATGGTAGATTTGCAAATCGTCATGGAGTCCAAATTTGATTCTTTCACTGGCCGCACCTGTAGAATCATCAAAGTCAATTACCGTAGGAAAGAGAACAGAACTGAGTCCTGATTCCAATTCTTTAATTGCTTCAATAACATCTGTTACTGCTTGTCCATTAATAGAAGTAGGTAGATTGCTGATATCACCGACATCAACTGCGAGTTCATTAAATTCTACTCTCCACTCTTCAAATGTAAAGGTAGCTGGTGCGTTACGGTCTGCCATTATTTCCTATCCATTAGTTGCATCAATAGAGATTTGATTTCGTGCATTTCACACTTTAAAGTATTTATCTCTCTAACTGCATCTCTCAATTGATCCTTTTGTTTCTTTTTATTTTCCATCATCTTCATATAACTAGTATAATTTGACGTATCAGTATTAATTATTGCATGAGATTTTTCTTCTCTTGCATATTCACTGTGTCCTTCTACTTTAATATGCGTCATAGTGCAAGTGCCAATACTCTAAGGTTTTTAATCTTTGGAACTTCTACAGTCGAAGTAGATTTAAACTCAAACTTTACGGCCGCAGTAGAAAATGCATTTAATCCAGAAATGGTATGTTCTCTTTCTCTAAACAACTCTCTATTTTCATCTGGATTATCAGTTACGTCAGTATTAGATAATACATATGGAATATCGTCAAAGTTTCTAGGATCACCCTCTTCAGCAATCTTATAATATATTTGCAAGATTGATGGTTCTGGACGATTGGCTTCATATAAAACCTTCAGTGCAGTCGCTGGGTTTGCAAGAGTAAACCTCTTTGTAAGATAGTTTGCTTCGTTTGAAGTTCCCTCTGGAGCGATACCATCAAGATAGTTTTCATGTTGAGTGATTATAACAGACTGGCCTGCACTTTCCGAAGTAGTTGAAGGTGATACAGTAAAACTAGCACCATCAGTTGCAACACTAGTAATAGTAAATGTTCTATTGTTATTACTACTTCCAGATATAGTTATTTCTTTACCAATATCTAAAGTTTGAATATCGGCTCTAATCGTTCCACTTGCTGTTGCAGACATTGTACTGCCAGAAAATGAAACACCTGTGGATACCGGCAGAGCTCTATCGTCAATCTCTGTTACGTTCTTTGTCGATCTTGTGTAGTTTGAAATTCTGTTAGAAGTCATACACAATGAAACTCTTTCTGTATCAATAACAGGAGAAAGATAAGAGTTCTGCGTTGTCATAATTGCTTCTAGTTTTGCAGACGTACCACTGATAATATTATTTGCTCTACCACCTGTCAATTTTACTACTGCATTTTCTTCAGATGCAATAATATTTCTTAGTGGTGGATAATAGTTATCATTTTCTTGAACAGTTCTAACTGACTGTTTAGAGTAACCACTAGACATTCCAGTGTAACGATATACGAGAGATGTATCAGGGAAACTCAATTGTGAAATTGAAGGTTGAATAATATCACCAGCCAAATTCATAGTTGCCTTAACACCACTTCCACCGAAGAAGTCATTACCAAGAACTGAATTGCTTCCTGTAATATCAGCATTGTCAAGAGTGATTACATAACTATCAATTGTAACTTCAGAAACACTGTGTTGTTTATTCAGTGCATCAGAATCTATACCTTGAGTTGTTGAGTTTGCTCCATAGAAACCATCTTCAACACCACTAAAGGTAACTTTATCTGCGTCTGTAAATCCATGATTCATGTGATGTACACGAACTTTATTTGTTCCAGTTGCACACTGGAATGGGTTTGCTTTCAGTTCTCTCTTTGGAAGAGCAGTGTTTACAAACACTGGATTTCCAGTTGCAGTAGTTTGGAAATCTGCACGATTAAGATTAAACTTAACATCTCTATATTGGTGTGGAGTCCATGCCTGTCCATTCTGTGACAAGAATAATGTTCCTGCCAATGGGTTAGAGGATACAATACGATTATCAGTTAAGTTGGTTTGTCCTACTTCTGAGAAGAATACTCTACATCCTGGCTCGTCAACTTTAATAACAAATGCATATTCAACATCATCAGTTAGATAAACAGGAGAAGGGAATGTAAATCTAGTTGGAACAGATGCATCATCTGATACATTCACATCCTTTGCGTCTATAATTCTTTGTGCAATAATTTTAAGTGATGGGTGTCCATCAACTGCGTTTACAAGTTGTACATACACTGGGCGTGTACCACGAGATGAGAAGAACAAGTCAATAGAAGTTACAAATGCACCATTAATACCTTCTGAAATAAATGTCTGTCCTAGTGGGTCATGTGCGCTGCTACCGCCATTGCCTCCATCACCACCATCGCCACCATCACCCTGTGACAATTGTTGGAATCCAATTTGTTGTGATCTTGTAGACGCCGCACCACGAACATCACGAGAGATAACACGACTATCCTGTACTCTATCACGAACAAACTCTGCTCTTCTTACGTTAAGAATAGTCTGTTCTCTTTCTTCTGCAATACCTGTTGCAGAATAAATCTTTTCAGCCTTTGATGAGTGTAGCCCAATCTCTGGATTATTATTGATATTATCAATAAGTCTTAAAACTCTTTCACCAGTTCTAAATCTTAAAGAATCGCTGTTAGGAATTGTAAACACACCAGTAAGTTTGCCACTATTATCTGTGACAATATCGCTAGTATTTACCTTCATAGAGGGAACGGTTGTAGTTGAAGTTGAACCGTTAATAGTTGTAATTTGACAAAGGTTCGTACCGCCATCAGTTGTTCTTGGAACAGAACCAGAAAGGTTATCGCTTATTGCAAATCCATTTTGTACATTACTTACTCTAATATCTACAGGAAGTTCTGTTGCAGTTGCAGTTGCATTCTGAGAAGTAACATGGGCAGAGGCTTGAAGTCTCTGACAAGAACCACCAGATGAATATGAACCAATAGTACCTAATGCACTACCATCAAGTTCTTGAATAGTTATTGTGCTTCCACTTACACCAGTTACAATATAGTTATTGTTTCTAGATGTTCTAAAGTTTAATCTTGTTGAACCACCAATACTACTAAACTGTACATGATGTCCAACTGCAATACCAGAAACACTTGCAAGAGTAATTGTTGCAGTAGTATCATTGTTCTTTACAACACCTGATACAGCAGTTGCAGTATGTGTTTGGTTTTTAATGATATCACCAAATCCAAATGCCTGTACTGCCTCACCGTTAAATTGTCTTGCGGCATCAGTAGAAGTTTCTGGGCCAGGGAGTTCTGTATTATTAAAATCAAAGTTTGCTCTTGAACCAGAAGTAACTGTGAATACATCGTCTGGACGGAAGAAGTCTGTTACATTTTCATTATCAAAGTATGCAAACATTTTTGTATTAGGACGCATATTTGCAACTACAACACTAACAGGTCTTGAACGCATGAATGGTATCATGTTGATACCAACAATTCTATCACCCATGTTATGTGAATCAACTGAAGATTGAATAGAGGTTTCAATACCAGAACGAGTTTGTCCTACTTGTTGTGTACCTGTTCTTCTTGTTGTCGTTGTTCTTATGGTTGCAATACCATCACCTTGTAATATACTTTGAGTACTGGATGAACTTTGTGTTCCTGTCCATTGTCTTTCACCAAACCAAGAGTTCTGCCATGAGTTCCAAACTGTACCAGTTACACCCATCTCTTCTGCAAGACGATTGATAACATCAAAGTTATTGTCATCATCTACAACAACATCAGGCCTACGAGTTACATCTTGCCAATCATCTGAATATGGAACAAGTATCATCTCACCAGTAAATGGTGCAACCTTATATGGGTTTACATCAAAACTATCTGTTGCATATGGGTTTTGAATATATGTAACTTCTGAATATGGAAGAGTTATGATACCATCTTCATGTTTTCTATAACCAGAAGAAGCTCTTGCAGATGCAGTGGAGAGAGTTTCAATCATAGTGGCGTTATCAGAGAATGCCATTGGACGAGCAAGACGTTTTTGGAAATCGACAGCGACTTTATAATCTGGACTTTCGTAATCACCGATTGCGTGTCCTGTAAAGTTATCTACTATGAAACCATTTTTAAGTCTATCATTTCCATCACTATCTTTTAATACAAGTGATGCGGCTTCTTTCTCTAGAAGATTGAGTGAAGTATAATATTCTAGGTTGGTAATTCTTTTGTCAAGTTTACCAATGTCTCTCATCGTATACCTACGATTATCGAGTTTTCTAATATTGATTTCATCTAGTCCAATAACGTATGGAGACATGGTTGTTTCAAAAAGAACCATGCCAGTCTCAGGAGCCTGTGGAGTTGTAGGATTAAGTGAAGGAACACCTGTTATTGCATTAAACTTTCCAAGTCTATCCATGAATACTAAATCTTTTCTTCCTAAGAAGAATGAGAAGTCAGCAGAAACATTTGTACCAACAAATGGAAGTTCTGTTATAGATGCAGTTGCACCAGAGAATGATCCAGTATCATCTACACGAGGTCTGAAGTCAAAACAATCTCGTAGTTCTAGTGATGAACCATTATCCTTTGAAATGTATGTTGGAATTTCTTCATAAGTAACTTGTCCAGTATATGAATCTACTGAGAAGTAGTCACCGGCACCATGTGTGAAGAAATCAAATGCCACACGAATAGAACCTGTAGGAACAGGTTGGCCTGGCTTAAGTCTAATTGATGCAAGTCCATAAAATGCATCTCTCATACCAGTATCAAATGTGTATCTGTTTGTAATATCAACTTGATTTGTTGTACTATATGTACCAAACGCTGTTGCCATTTTTACAGAACGAAGTTTAAGTCCATCAGCCTTACCCAACGTAACATTTGTTAATGCCGCGGCGGCCTGAGTTGTAATTTCTACGGTTTGATTTTCAAGAAGAGTTTTAGTTTTTTCAGTTGCCGCAGTTGAACTTACATCAACAGATGCTATCAGAGCAACAGAGTCGCCAGATGCAGCCGCAGCCGAAAGACTAGTAAGGTTTGCAAAACTAACAGTTAGTCCACCACCTGAGACAGTAATATCGCTTGTCCTAATTGGAAGAACTCTACCTACAGTAGATGCGTTAGAACTTGCAGTAATA